CCCTGATGTCCGTGAGATGGTCGAGAATGGTGAACACACTTGTCACATGTTTGACGCACCTTGCCAGGCGTGTGAAGATGACGAGGACTAATCATTCACAAGTAGGTCAATTTCGTGTTCATATGTTTGAGAGAGTAGAATAGTTTTCAGGTCTCGTGTAAATGAAACAAATTTCTTTGGAATGTCACCCCATAAACGCTCATTAGAAACAAAAGCATCGACGGCTCCATCTCTCAGTAGGGGTTCGAGGAGTGTCCAATTGGGTTCGTTGTACTTGATTTTTTTACATCCTCTCGCGAACCGCCTCGAATAGATGTACCATGCCGCTATACTCTTGTAGATGTTTACGGGTTTTTTCCCCTGCTCCAAGCACTTCTGAAGAGAGGGTACCACAAAGGTGTGAAACTTTGTGAAGCCATCCATACATATTCTATCAAGTTCGTCGACATTGGTTGCGTTTGAAAAGCGCTCTTCAACTTTGTCGACGTACTCATAAATATCAAAGGGAAGTTCACCCTCGATGGAGGGAATAATCTCACCATGTTGGAGTTGTTTGAAATGACGACGATGTATTGGATCATTCATGACTTCATCGAATGTGTTGTATCCTGAGAGCGCACCGAGGTAGGCGAGGGATGTGTGACCACCATTGAGGATACGAATTTTAGTTTCTTCGTATGGCTCGATGTCCTTTGTGATGATGACACCAACTTGGGTCAAGTCTGGAAAGTCGGATGCGAACTTGTCCTCGATGATCCATTGCCTGTACTCTTCAGTCTGTACAGCATTGTAACCATAACCTGGAAACCTCCTTTCAACATCTTCCTTAAGAGTGTCTGTCGCCCTTGGTGTGATTCGGTCGACCATACACGAAGGGAACTTGACATTTTCACGAATCCATGTGGCAAGTTCATGTTGATTTGTGTGATAGAGGTATGCGAGAAACTGTGTCTCGAGGGCGAGACCATTCTGTCTAATATTGTCACAACACAAGATGGTCACAGGTGTTTTACGATTTCTGAGGCCACATGCCAGGTACTCAAACAGGGGTGACCCTGGTGCGTATCCACTTTCTGTCACGGTGATGGTGATGAGATGAACACTGGGGAGAGTGAGCATATGTTTGGCGATGGTTCTGTTTTTCGTCCAATCAATGTAGTCGAGATGTGACCTGACAATCTTGTACTCGGAGGGAGTCTTCACGATGTAGTCATCAATTTCCCTAAATCCTTCATTCCTAAGGTTAACGGCGACGATTCCCCATCTAAGGTCACCCGTCTTTTCCATGTACTCGTCTATGTACATGGCCTGGTGTGCCCTGTGGAAGGCACCATACCCTATATGTACCACGCCAGTTTGACATTCGGACTTGTCGTACATAACTATACGAAAGACATAAATCCATTCTCAAATCGCATGGTCTGGTATCCTGTGTAATACATATGCATCGAATATGTGTTCGAAATGTCCGCAACTTCTGCTTCTATGAGAGTTTTATCACTTTGTATCGTAGCGAAATCTAGAACACCAGATGGTTCTGTGTTCATTGGACGTATTGCAAAGCTATATGTGTAAATATTGCGTATTGGTATAGACAATCGAACGTCCGCTGGAATTTTATACTTATAATAATTAGACGTTGCATCCGTTATATTAGGGAGTCTATTACCTAATAAAAATAGGAACGCTTTTTTCATTACAGGATTAAAGAACGCATTCACACTACTAAATGACGGTGACGTTGAAAAATTGAAACGATTCTGATAGTAATATTCTTCCTGGTTTGTCGTCAGTGGCTGTCGAGATACATCTTCATTTTCAAAATCACCCCTTCTAAAAAACCAATGAAAGGTCTTCACTGGTATGATTGGGGATAAATTATTTTTCACTATCGTATCTCCGACAGTGGTTGTCGTCGATGGGTGTCTTTTAACAAATTCTGTGACAATTTCATTTGATTCTTTCATCATAAATATTCTTTCTGATTCTGATACTGTAATCTCTTCGGTGATTATGTCAAAACTATTCAAATTAATAGTCAGTAGTGTATCTGTGAAAAACGACTGTTTATGAAAATCAATTTCGAATGTTATGTTCTGTTTATGAATAGAAGCTAATGGGAAAAACGGTTTATTGGGTTCATTGAGTTTATATTCATCTCCCACGTATTTTCTAGAAAAAAAGAATGGTACTGGTATCATCAATTCCGTCTCATATTCAGCCAATTCACCGAATTGTGATAGAGTTGCGTCATCCAAACCCAAGTTTCTATTCACTAAATATGCGTTTGCAACCTTTTCAGACAGTTCCAGGTACTGTTCATCGTGAATTATGGTCCAGTCGTCATATATTTTTTCCACTTCTATTTCATCTACATACATCGTAATACTTTTAAATATATGCCTTCCAACCTGATCCGCGTAATTTCTACCGGTCTCCAGTTTAGGTAATGTCAAACTCAGCCACATGTTGCTTAATAAGTCACCCATGTTTCGGGGTTTAAATTCAATCTTAACTTGTTGACCAAATGGCCAACCAGATACGTTGGGGGGTTTTACAACGTTTCGACTTCTATGATATTTGATAAATTCGGAATGTCTTTTATTTTTTGGTAAAAATGGTGAATCTTGGACATTATCGGAAAGTAAGTGCGTATCTTGCTTTCCAATGGCTTTATTTGAAATCTTAGCAGCCTCGTCCATACTTGTATAAGACTACATTTTTTTAATGTACCAACTTAGCTACCCCGTTACACACATTTAACACGTTGTAACTTAGTGCATACACTTTTAATTTTCTTGGTGCAGGTGGGTCACATCTATGCAATTCGACATCCAATATTTGATTTTTAATATGACCAAAATTTATCTGCCCAGTTGGAAACCATTCTTCGGGTTTTAAAGCAAAACTATACGAATAGAAACGCCTGATGAGTTGTGTTCTAGAATGGTGGATACGAGCTTGTACAGCCTTGAGAAATTGCACTGAACCTATTTTATTTGAGATTATGACCTGGTCGTCGAGTTGCAGTTTCAATTTTTTGAGGTTCTCGTAAACTGTATACACATCGTCTACAAATTTTAGCGAATTATCGTAGTCGAATGGTGAAACTCCTTCTCTTTGTATAACAAAAAGTAATTCTTTCACTGGGTGTGTAAAATCCAATTTGAACTTTTTGTGTTCTTCACTTTCATCAAAATTAAACTTATCTTCTTGAATTTGGGTTATCACGTAATCTTGACTTTGTTTAATTTTATCTTCGGTAAGTATCAGTTCGGTTGAAAGGGACATGTTTAATAATGGTTTCAAGTTTACATTATTTATTGGGTAGGTTCCATTCACATCAGTGAGAAGATGTTTATAATCTCGTAGCTTCACCTCGACTTCTATCACTTGCTTGTCTATCAAGGAAATGGGTAGAGCTAAACTCGAATGTTTGTAAAAATAGAATGGAAGTTCAACAATCATCTCCACATCCGTATCATCTTTACCTATATTATTGTGTGCGATTATACGACTATCTGACACTGGTATAGTCGCTACTCTAATAGGGTACTTACCTACACGTTCTTCAAGGGTATATTGATGTGTGAGAGACACGTTGTGTTCCGAATAGATTTGAAGGTAATCTGAAGGTATGTGTTGTATCAATTGGTCACCGATGTAAAGTCTGGCGTGTTCTATGATAGCATGACCTACCGACTCTATGTAACATACATCAGGTGTAGTTATCCCGGGGAGTTTCATATTTAGTGAAAGTTTCGTTAGAAATGTACCACAATTTTGAGGAATTACAAACCGCAGAGTTTTACCAAAATCCGGTCTCGTTTCAGCATCTAATTTTCGAGAAAATATAGAAAATTGTGTAGACTTTTTAAACACCCCACTGAAATATGAAAAATCGGGGTTGACTTTAGAGGTTGACCCATTCGACTGAAGTTGGACGCTACCTGCCATTACTATTATACATAGTTAAAATCTTAAACCGGCTAAACCATCACGAACAGAAAGGATATTGTAATTGACGGCATATACCCGAACATCATGTTCTTGGTCGACAACTACGGGTGCTGTCGTCAAGGATTTCGTCGTTGTAGTGTCAGTCTGATTACGAATACCCACTTCAGTCGTCGTTGTATTTTCCGTCCCAGTCGTGGTGATGTCACGTGTCGTTACAACGTTTTCAACACGTTCTTTTTGTTCCTGAACTTCCTGGACACTATCAAAGGGTGTGATGGTCTCTACTGTCTCAATTTCGTCAAATGAAACTTGCTCGATAGGTACCTTATAAGATGGTAATGTCTGAACTATATTTGTCTCGGTTCTCGTAGTTCCATTATTAGTAGTAGTT